GCACCTTTCAATGCACTACCAAAGGTTTGTATCTTAGCACCTTCCTTAGATGCATTAGCTTTCACTACACAGAAGTTAGATTCACACTTGATAACTTCATAGTCGATAAATATCGCTTCCTTCGCTTGTATCTTATCAATACCACTTCTAGTGATAATAAGATAATGCTGATGCTTGTAAACATCTGTTTTGTCTAATTCGTACTTTCTGTAAAGTACTGTTAATTTGTCTTTGTTCATCTTAATCTAGTTTGTTAAATTCATTAATAATCACTTCCTTGTATTCATCAGGAGTACTCGTATCACATAACTCAAAAACCCAAGTTTCTAGTTGTATGTTTCTTTCTCTACTCTTAGTAAGTTCCTTTTGTAAAGAACTAATCTGTGCGTTCTTAAATTCTACTAGGTCTTTCATAATTCGTTGCTCAATATTACACATTCGTTTAAGTGTTTAGTTTTAAATCTTCGGTTTTCAGATGTTGTTCTGGCGTGTCTAGTGCCATCCATAGCGTATGTTCTAATATAATCACTATCAATAAGTTTAACGTCTTGAAAACTCTCTACTTTATATCCTGTAATTGGATTAATGTTTCTTTCCCAAAATGGTTTTGTACTTTTCATAATTCTGTATCTTCTTGTATTAATTCGTATAATTCTTCTATTGATAATGGATTAAATCTTCCTGTTGAATCCATCATTACGATTGCACCGAAATCATCTTTGCCAATCATATTACGTTTAAATATCTTAATCTCTTTCATATTAAATCAGCTTTTTTACAATCGTTACTGCAATACATTTCATTGGTAGGAATACCACAATAAGCACATTCGTTTTCTTTCTCTTCCCCAATAGGGTCTATCTCATCGTAGTAATTCATAATCCTGCGTCTAAGATTGTGCTATATAAATTAAGCCAATACTTCTCACCTTCTGGTGACTTTCTCCAATCAAATGCTCCTAGTAAAGAAGCAGCTAAACTATGTCTTTCAGTTGTAAGGTCAAATGTTGTAGAGTTGTTGATTGCTTTTGTTCTGTGTGGCTCTCCTAATTCGTTAAACCACTCGTTAATTGTTTTTTCCATTATAATATGTTTTATTTGTTTCTGCTAAACTACAACCTCTTTTTAGATAATCAATACACAATAACCTATTTTAACAAAACTTTAACATTTAGAATTAAACGTAGAGCAAAAACCCCTACTAATTAAAGTAAGGGTTCTAACAAAACAAAAAAACAAAGAAAAATTATGCAAGAAACAAAGACATTGATTTTAAATCATCACAATCGAAATAGATAAAGTCTTTACCTACACCTATTCGAGTTACACCTCTGAGTATTAAACCCCTAACTAACCTTAGCCGTTTCTGTACGTTTAATACTCTTATTTTTACTGCTAGACCAACACGATGAGAATCTTTAGTTGGAAGATGATGGTCTTTATATGCTGATTTCTCACAAACATATCCTAATAACACATCAAATCTCATTCTCTCTTCTCTAGCTATATCATCTAATATTAGAACGGGTTGACGTTCCATATAGTTTTTACCAGAATTTACACTACATTTACCACATTTACAACCAAATTGCGACCATCGGAGGAATCCTAATCCTTGTCTATCGGATTCCTCGTCATAGTCGAAAGTATATAATGGTTGATGGAGCAGTGACATAGTACAAATATAATAAATTATACCATTATAATAAACAAAAGTTATTAACTATTCTTACGCCATTCTTTAGTGATTTTTTCTGCGCTCCTCGCACCGAAATATCCACCGTAAACTAAAAGCAACAAAGAAGATAGCAAATCTATCCAGTTGTCGGCTATTTTAAAGCCTTCTAATGAACTATCTAAGATGATGTAGACAAATAGGGTTATAGTTAGAAAAGCAAGGCTTAGAGGTCTTATATTCTTACTTAACTAAGAATCAGACATCATATCAGCAGACCATCTTTTAGTAACCTCTTGCATCTCGATAGTGTCTTGTTTCAACTCTTCAAGCAACATTTGCTTATCAGCCTCTGAAAGTTCCTTAGAATCCATTATTAAGTCGCCTAAGTCCTTTAAACTTTCAATACCTGTTATAGTACTAGCAACTTCTAAAATAGGTTTAGAGATACTCTTACCAGCTTTAGCCATCTTTCTTAATAGATTACCAACTGCTGTTCCTTTACCACCGTTCTTTTTATCACTCATCTTCTATATCTTCAAATATACTAATTCTCATTTCTCCATCTACGCCTATTGATGCTCTTAACTGAACATAATCAAAATCGTTATCTAACATATAATACCCTAAAACATCAATTAAATTATCTCTATTAATCTTCATATGCTATATATTAAACACTTCTCTTATCCCAAACAGTATAGTTATTTCTTATATCTAGATGTGTAAACGTATCATATCTTCCTAAACCTTGAAATATAACACCTTTAAGCATTGGGTTTCTTCTTAGATTCTGTACTATATCGAAAACTTCATCAGGTGAGAAACTATGAACAACGATGTCCGCAGCTTTACCTAATTTATGCTGACTTTTCTTAGAGCCTCCTATTGCTTTATTATGTTTAGCACACCTATAAGCACTATTAATAGTTATTGGTGCATCTACGTAATCCCTAAGTATCTGTAAATTGATTGCTACTATCTTTATATTAGATAATACCTCTGGTGGCATTTCACAACCGCATTTGCATTGGAATTCTGATAAATTAAAGTTCTTAGTTATTTGCATCTATACAGTGTTTTAATTCAAGTTTCAATGATTCCATTTGGTAATAGGCAATAGCTTCTTGTTTCTTTCTATCTGCTACTCTATCACTTCTGTCTTTATTATATTCTTGATTTTCTGCGTTACGATGTATCTTCTGGTAGATAAGAGTAAAAGAATTAGTAATAGTTATGATAGAAATAATTAAACCAATAAAAGTTCTCACCTTTAAAGACACCATTTCATCAGTCGTTTCTTTCTTCTCTTCTTTCATTGTTTTTTGTTATCTGCATCTTTGTCTTTTTCGTCATTACCATCAAATGGATTAGGAAATGTGTCAGGGTCTTTTCGTACTAATTGCCACCATTTAGCAACAGTAAAACCAATTGACACAAAAAGTAAACTAAACTTAAGAAGGTAATCAATACTTTGCAGCGATATAAAAAGCGTCGTCCCATTTATTAACCATATTTTTATGTAATCTAAATTCATTTTTATTCGTCTTTTTTTATCACAAAGATAGTATTATTGTTTCTGTCCTTCTTACTTAAATACTCTTTAAGTTTCTCGATATTCTCTTCTTTAGGTTTGTACATATTTTCACTCATAATAACCATCCTCCTGTATAATTAACATCCTTGTCAGGTGACATATCTCCATTAGCATTAGTTAAATACTCTGGGTATAATGTAGAATTAGCACATATAAAATCTAAAAACCTTTTAGTGTAAAACTCTGCATTATCCCTTGTTCTTTGGATAATATAATCTAAATCATTCTTATCTACCACATCACCATTTTCAGATGTGTGCTTATGAATACCACCATTCTTTACTTGGAACATACTAAAAGGAAGATACGTAGCTTGTGAGTACCATATTAGCATAGGCTTAATATAGTCATCTAACAATAACTTATAATCTTGATTAGCTACATCACCAATAGTACCACTTATTATTAGTTCTTGTAGTTTCTCGTAAAGATTAGTACCTAAATAGTTGTGGATATTTGTATCTTGTGCTACTTCTACAAATTGAAGAATCTTATCACTATCAACGTTGCCATCAATTATTGATTTCTTCTTTAACTCTCCTACCGATATGAATAATGCTTTTTTCGCCATAACTTTAACTTCTATATGCTCCTTTATCTGGTCTATCAATCATTCTCTCATCAATTTCTGATGGGTTAATTGGCTCAATGAAATCATCTTTGGGAGCGATTTGCTTCCCTCCTATCTTTTTATAAACTCTTAACTCCCAAAAATGATGACAATTCTTACCTCCTTTGAACTTAAATAAACTATATCTTGCTTTATTGTGTCCTAATTCCTTATTCACACCTCTAAAAGACATCATATTAATATCTTCTTTACGAAATACAATATTGTTAGATGTGTAGTTTTCCATATGCTTACAGAACTTTCTGCTATCACTAGAATTTCTTACAGGACTATAAGCGTATCTTACTTTATAAACTCCATTATCTTGACTACTCTTTTTCTTAGGGTTAGCTTCTGCTAGAGAATCGATTTTAAAGTCCTTTTCTGCGTCTTTTACCTCTTCTGAGTGTATTAGCTCCCAACCATCAGAGATAGTCTCTCCAAGAGCCTCTAATTGGCTCATAAGGTCATCCTCTTCACTATCGGTCAACTCAACTTTGTCAGATGATAGTTTTTCACCAGTTTCT